CGGAGCTCGCTGCGCCTCGCTATCACTTTACGTCGGCCGGTAAGATCCAAGTCGAGTCGAAGGAGGCGATGAAGAAGAGGGGCGTCGTGTCTCCGGATAGAGCTGACGCTGTTTGTTTATCTCTGGCTAATGACCACACGACACTGGCGTCCGGAACGAGTTCGACCGGCTCATGGAGCCGGCCGTTGAAGCGTAGTATCAGGGGCGTTGTTTAAGCGGCAAATGGATCTTTTGCTTTTTCCTTAGAAATAATTCCATGCGCCACTAAAGGTTTTGTTAATTGTTTTCTGACATAATGCAAAATGTCTTTTCCATCTGCATCTATCTCTCTGCCAATGACGGCATCAATACCTTCGAGGGTATTGTGCATTTCTTGTAAGTTCATTTTAATATTGTGTTTCACTATATTTTCTCCCATAATTTTTTCTTTAGAGTTTCATATATTTTAATTTTACGCTTATCTTCTTCTTTTTCTACTTGATCTCTAAAATCAGCTTCCTCCATGAAATCAGGGAAGTATTCCATCCAAGCTTCACGCAGCATGCTAAGCTGCTCCTGTGTTAGTTTAATTGTTTTCATTTTATTTTCCTCGAATATTTGGGGGCTTGCGCCCCCGTTGTTTAGTCTTCTTTAGAATGATCGACAGTCTCTAAACCTACCTCAACCAATCTACCGCAGAGCCAATCATATGCTGTACTCCAAGACTCCACATTTTCATTTAAACCGCACGTTCCAACTGGTGAACTAAAATCCCAATAGCTCAAATCTCTTGTCATTGTGATGTTGTGCTTTTTCATTAGGCGCTTGCATCGAGCATAATATTTATTCTGATTTCTGCGGTATTTGCGCTCCGCCTCCGTGATTATTCTTGGTGGCTGTATTAATTTTCCAAGTGATCTATCTAAAAATTGCATTTTATTTTCCTCCAATGTTTGGGGGCTTACGCCCCCGTTGTTTAAAACGACCCCTCGCCGTTATACACACCCAGTGCACTTTGTTGATCTTGCCAACCATCGTCCTCGACGAATAAGCGAGACAAGTCGTAGTCGGGCAAATTTTCGCCACGCTTGTTCAGCTCGTCGCGATATTGGTTTGCCCGTACATAGCCCCAGTGAGCTTTTGTATGACCAGTGCATGTATTCGCAGTACGCAGCGCGTTACGCATGTAAGTGTAAAGGGTTTCGGTTGAAAGATTTGTTAGACTGTTCATCGGTTACCTCCTCCGATTGGATTGTTAAACTCGAGACCCCTGAGCAGCATTGCCTCTGCTTCTGAGCGGTCTCCGCGTCGTAGCGTTTCGTATGCCCAACGCACCCAACTGTACGCCTTTGGGTCTATCTTTGATGGATCGACGGGCTTGTGCTCGACAACCGGTTGAGCCTGCTTTGTTGCGCCGACCTGATTTTCGTTAAGCCAAGCTATGAGCTCGTCTTTGGAAGTTGGTACGTGAACCGCCTCCCAATCTCTTGGAAAATTTTTCTGAGCGTCACGCTGAGTGCCTGCCCATTGCCCGTTGCTTGATTTGTATAGTCTCATGGATATACCTCCTATCCAGTTATGGAGGGGCTTACGCCCCTCTGGTTACAATTTTTAAATAACTTAAGTTGTCTTTGATAACTCTGTTAAGACAGCTAAGTGCCTCTGGGTTGTCTTTCTCAAGCTTCATTAACTTGAGGGCTGCGTCTATAGACTCTAAACGCATTTTGATGTTTTCATTAACTGCTCTAGGGCTTGGCTGTACGCTGTTTGCCTGTTCGCGTAAGATTGATGCTTGTCTTTCTTCTTTAGTCATTGGGCTACACATTGTTTCCTCCTTTGATTCGCCTTATATAACTACGTTAACATTTTGTTAACACTTTTACAAGCCCCATAATAAAAAAAGTTTTTCGCAAAATTAAAAAAGTGTGATACACTGCCTTCGGATAAGCTTCATACATATTTTTTGTCCCTTCACTGGCCGCGCACATGCGCGGTCTTTCTTTTTTCTCATAATGCTGTATGATTAAGGCACGTTACATTAAAAGGAGATCGCTATGCCTATGGTCGGTGGAAAAAAGTATTCGTACAGCAAGAAGGGAATGGCAGCCGCAAAGAAAGCTGCAAAGAAGTCTGGTAAGAAAATGCAGTACGGCACGACTACTAAACGCAAGATGAGCAAAAAGAAATAATGCCTGCCAAAAAAAAGAAGTCTACCGTCAACAAAGCCGGCAACTATACTAAGCCAACGATGCGTAAACGTCTCTTTAACAAAATCAAGGCAGGAACGAAGGGCGGTAAGGCAGGCCAGTGGTCTGCGCGCAAAGCGCAGCTCTTGGCCAACGAGTATAAGAAAGCCGGCGGAGGGTATAAGTGATGCCTTTGAAAAAGTCGCAGAAATCGCTCAAGAAGTGGGGCAAGCAAAAGTGGGACTACGTCGGTAAGAAGGGTAAAAGCAGATACCTGCCGAAGTCTGCCCGTGATAGCTTGACGCCGGCGCAGAAAGCCGCAGGCTCCAGAGCGAAAAATAAAGCGACAAAAGCCGGTAAGCAGAACGCAAAATACACGAAAGCCGAGAAAAGGGCGGTTCGGAGAGCTAGATGAGCAAAAAAGACCCACGCCTAGCCCGTGCCGGCGTCTCAGGCTATAACAAGCCTAAACGCACGCCCAACCACCCAAAAAAGTCGCATGTTGTAGTGGCGAAGGAAGGCGACAAGATAAAAACCATTAGATTTGGTCAACAGGGTAAAACCGGCGACAAAAAGATGACAAAGCGAGCTAAGTCATTCAAGGCGAGGCACGCTAAAAATATTGCTAAAGGTAAAATGTCTGCGGCGTTTTGGGCGAACAAGGTAAAATGGTGATGAATATACTTGATTTTTTCTCGAGAGAAGCAGGCCAAGATAGATCTAGAGCATTAAATAAGGCTATAAGCAGAATTATTCCGCCAAATTTAAGGCCAATGGCAAATTTTTTAGGTGAAATGAGCCCAACGTCTCAACTTGGCGTTTCCGGTCAAGGTCTTGTAGGTGCTTTAGATAGCGATGCGTCTTTATCTGATAGAGTAGGTAGCGTCGGTCAGTTTTTATCAGGTGCGGCAGGAGTTGCTGCTCCAATGCTTGTCGCTCCAAAAGCAGGTATGGCTGCATCTGAGGCTATTCAAGAGGGTTTGGTTGGAGCGGCTATGGCATCGAGGGCAGATCCTCAAAGTGTGGGAGAAGCTGCCGCTAGAACGTATCAGGTAGGACAATTTTTACAAAAGCCAGACGGCTATAAAGGTGTTGCAGGAAAGCCAGACGTTGTGTCTATACCGAATGAAGGAAAGTTTGCAGCAATGCCAATCGGGCCTATAGAAGAAGCTGCAATATCTTATATGAAAAAACGAGGTATGGATACGTCTGGATTTACAGAGTATCCGCCTTTTAGCGAAGAGCGTGCAAAATTTATTGCTGCGGCTTATGATTTGATGTCGCACTCTCCACAAAACAAAGACGTTAAAAAAGCTTATGACGCCATGATCCAAGAAACTATGGATCAATATAAATCGTTAAAAGATAGTGGCATTGATTTTCAATTTATGAAAGAGGGTATGGATGATCCTTATGCCGCATCTCCTGCTTTGGGCTATCAAGATTTAGTCGAAAGGGGTCGATTATTCGTTTTCCCAACTGATTTTGGATTTGGTACGTCTGCATCTTTTGATCCTAAAACGAACCCATTATTAACAAAAGTAGGTAAAGTCGGAGATAAAGAAGACGCGGTAGCAAATGATGCGTTTAGGGCTGTACATGATATTTTTGGACACTTTGGTTTTGGAAACCCGTTCTTTAGGCATAAAGGTGAAGAAAGAGCGTTTTTAGAACATAGCAGAATGTACTCCCCAGAAGCTCGAGGCGCTATGACGTCTGAAACTCGAGGTCAAAATAGTTGGTTGAACTTTGGCCCGTTTGGGGCCGCAAACAGAACAGCAAGCACTCCGGACACAATTTTTGCCGATCAAAAAAGTGGATTGATGCCTCAGTTTACATTTGAGCCCGAGGGCATGCCAGATCCTGATATGGCTAAAGATTTACTTGAATACATGAAAGCATTTAATAATTGATTATAGGCGGTATTAAACACAGACCATTTGGCGCTTGGGCAGATGAAGAAGACAAATTAGAGGCCGAAGCTGAATTAAACACTTCTAAATTAACGCAAGACGACGTAAGAGGTAAAACATGGAATACGAAGCAAACAAATTTGCAGACGAGCTCGAGCAAGAGCTAAACCCTAACGTCATGCCCGAGGATGAGCTGCGGTGAAGTGGTGATATGGTAAAGAAAGCAGTAAAAGATTTACTTGAATACTTTATCACTAGGGGCTCTGATTTTTTTGACCCTCCTAGAGTTGGTGGTGGACGTGCCAGAGACCCTGCCATGTACACGCCATATTCTAAAACAAAACATCGACAATCTCCATTTAATTTTACTGTAGAAGGTCGAAGGCTAGGTAACCTTATTGAGCCCGACGTAATATCTCCTTCAGATATACAAAATAAAACTTTGTATTTCACTGCTGGTGATAGAACGTCAAATCAAAGACAAATCGAAAAAATAAACGATTATTTATTAAAAGATCCTAAAACGACATACGGCGGCCCAGAATACAAAGATCAAATGAATCGAGGTGTTTGGGCTTCTGAGCCAACGGCTATGAGAGCAAAAGAAAATGCATTTAAAGAAGGTTTTGCTCGAGGAGAAGATATTTTGACTGCTTACATGCCTATGGGTGAAAGATCGGGCGATTTTTCTAAACACATGGCAGAAGTTTATGGAGAAATGTTAAGAGTTTCTCCAATTGGCAGTAATAGCGGAGTAATTTTCGACGATATTATAGCTACAACCTTTCCAAAAATGAAAGATATACCGAGTTTTTCTGATAAAGATAAATTTGTTGATTGGATGGTTGGGCTTTCTGGAGGCAAACGCGCTCAGTTGTTAAAACTTTTCGATACGGGTGTAATGAAGGAGTTAGGAGTTCCTGACGTGTCTGCGGCAAGGTTTGCAGTTACTAACCCAGACTTAATTAAATCAGACGCTCTAAGCGTTGGATATCGGTTTGGAGTTCCAGAGCCTAACGCAAGTATTGTAAAGTCTACTGAGCATCCAAGTTATGGCGCAAATCTACCGAGAGCAGAAGGTACAAAAAGTATGAAATTCGAGGGCGAGCTGCCTTTTATAATCGGAGCTAGAGATACTGCGCTACCAAAAGCAGCCGTTAAAAATCAACTGTTACCTCTTCCAAAAGAAATTACGTCGTACATGATGAATCCCAGATTGAGACAAACCGTAGATCAACAATTTGTTGATGAAGCTGAAACTTATTTAGATCTGTTAAAAACCGCAGGTAAGACAGAGGCAGATTTGTACACCAGAAGTTTACTAGATGCATTTATGAAAGCAAATTAGATGTCTTTTATTTTTTCCATAATATCGTCAATAGCTTCTTGTATATCGTCTGGCAAATCACTGTCTTTTTTCCACAAGATATATGCTAAAGATTCTATTTCTTGGCGTATAACAGTATACTCTTCTTCCATAGTTTCCTCCTTTTTCAGTAATGTTAACAAAATAATAACAAGAGTGCAAGTGTGATGGACTTTAGAGTATTACCATTTGGCGGCGGTTACGAATTTATCGACGAGTTTGGTAATAGAGAATTTATTACTGACGATAATGCATTTATCGCGCCAAGAAATTTGTCGTTTCGAGAAAAAGCAAAAGATTTTGTGCAAAACCGATATGGCATGAGTAAAGACATGTCGGAAAGATTATTTGGCGGTATTCCGTATGGAAATCAAGCAGATGCGTTACAAAGATTTGTAGGAGGTGAAGGCTTACTAGGTGTTATGCCTATTTCCGCCGGCATTTTATCCGGAGGTCAAGCTGTAGAAGATTTTAAGCAAGGTAATATCGGCTCCGGCATAGGTAACGCTGCGTTAGCAGGTTTAGATATTGGGCTCAGTGGATTAGGGCTGCGTCAGGCATATAAAACCGCGAGGCAGCCAGATCTTTTAAGTTCTTACATAAACGCTCCGAGCAATATACCAAATGTTAAGCGCAGACCGCCTCCAGTTGTAGCTAACGAAACGACTAATAAAATTTTAGCATACCACGGCTCACCGCACACGTTTGATAAGTTTGATATTTCTAAGATGGGAACAGGCGAGGGCGCTCAAGCATATGGGCGTGGATTGTATTTTTCTGAAAACGAAGAGGTAGCTAAAAACTATAGAGATGCTTTAAGTAGAGATATTATAGCTACAGTTGGAGATACGCCAGTTTATGAATTATATAATAGATTAATTCGTCAAGCTGATTCAATGAAGTTTCCATCACAAAAGGGTAATGAACTTTACGATAAAGCGGCTTTTCTAGAAAACCTAGAAATAACAGGATCATTTGACGAGGCATTGGCTGTGGTAGAGAACCCAGAGATTGCTAAATGGGCTAAGTCTGAGATCTTACCTAAGTACAAACCTGCCGGAAATATTTACCAAGTAGAGATAGCATCTGATGTTGGCAAGTTTCTTGATTATGACGCGCCCCTTTCAGAGCAATCTGATTTTATCAAAAATGCGTTAGAAAATATTCCTAAAGGTAATGTTAAGATAATTAAAAACGCAGATTCTGATCGGCCTGAGTTTCGTGATCGAGTGCGTCCTTATCAAGTTGTCGGGACAAATTGGAAGGGTGAACGTGTAAACAGACCTGCGAGAAGCCTTGAGCAAGCTGAACGAGTAAAAGCACTAGCAGAAGGTGGAAATTTAAAGTTAAATCCAAACGCAACGGGAGCTGACCTTGTTTCATCAACTCCTTATGCTAATCAAGAGCAGATGCTTAATGTTCTAAAAGGTGTAGACATACAAGGTATTCGCTATCTCGATCAAGGCTCTCGCGGCAAAGGTTACGAAATTAATGTTACTAACAAAGGTAAGCCTGTTCCGATGGGTATACTTGATGAAGGCGATAACTTAACAGCGAAAACAAGAAAAGACGCAGAAGAAATAGCAAAGAAATATCGTAAAAGAGGCTTAAAGGCAGATGTTCAGCCAAGTGGAACGCGCAACCTTGTTGTCTTTGACGACAAAATTATCGATATTGTTAAAAGGTACGGGATTGCCGGAGCAGCAACATTATTAGGCATGTCGCAGCTTGACGTGCAAGCTGCAATGGCGCAAGAGAATAGAAACAATCAGGGACTGTTGGAGAGATAACATGGACTACGAAGTAAACAAACTCGCAGATGAGCTCGAGCAGGAGCTAAACCCTAACGTTATGTCTGAGCAAGAGCTGCAAGGCATTGTCGGCAAAGAGATCGACGACGCAATCGACTTTATAGACAATCATATTTCTCCAATAAGGGCGGCAGCTACGCAATATTACCGAGGCGAGCCGTTTGGCAACGAAGAAGACGGGCGCAGCCAAGTCGTATCAATGGACGTGCGTGATACCGTGCAGGCGCTGATGCCGTCGCTTATGCGTATTTTTCACGGCAGCGACCAGACTGTGGAATATGTGCCGCAGGGGCCGGAAGACATTGCCGCAGCCAAGCAAGCTACAGACTACGCTAATTATATTATAAATCGAGACAACAACGGCTTTCTAGAGATGCACGCTGCTTTTATGGATGCGCTTGTACGTAAAGTTGGCATACTCAAGGTGTACTGGGATGATCAAACAAAATTTGAAACAATACCATATTCCGGTCTCGATGATATGGCTCTTGCCGCGTTGATGTCAGATCAAAAAGTTGACATCGAAATTGTTGCCTCGAAACCTATGGGTGAGCCGATGCAAGATCCTTTAACTGGTGAGGAAATGCCTGCGCCTATGATGCACGACGTTAGGGCAACATATACGCATCCAGATGGGCGTGTGAAAGTAGAGGCCGTACCTCCAGAAGAGTTCTTAATTTCCCGTGAGAGCAAATCGGTTGAGCAAGCCGATTATGTCGCGCACCGGCGGATTGTAACTGTGTCTGAGCTTGTAGCGATGGGTTACGACTACGACGAGGTATATGAACTTGGCGCGTCATACGACGACATGGATACAAATGTAGAGCGATACACGCGAAACAGGGCGCTCACAAACGAGATGAACGAGCGCAGCGATCCTGCTATGAAAAAAGTGTTGTACGTCGAAAATTATATTCGCGTTGATTACGACGGCGACGGCATTGCCGAGCTGCGTAAAATTTGTTCTGCCGGAGACGGTAACAAGATCCTTATGAACGAGCCGTGTGATATGGCGCCGTTTGCCACGCTATGCCCAGATCCAGAGCCTCACGACTTCTTTGGTATATCTGTGGCTGACACAGTAATGGACGTACAGAGAATCAAGTCTTCTATTATGCGTAACACGCTTGACAGTTTGAGCATGTCAATCCACCCACGGGTAGCAGTTGTCGAAGGCATGGTAAACATTGATGACGCTATGTCTACAGAAGTAGGCTCGATTATACGCCAGAGAGCTGCCGGACAAATACAGCCGCTCAGTATGCCGTTTGTCGGTCAAGCTTCTTTTCCGGTGCTAAAGTATATGGATGAGGTCAAAGAGGCTCGCACGGGCATCTCTAAGGCGTCAAAAGGTTTAGATGCTAATGCTTTACAATCTAGCACTGCAACAGCCGTAGCGGCCACTGTAAGCGCCGCACAACAACAAGTCGAGATGATTGCTCGTATATTTGCAGAAACCGGTATTAAGCGTATGTATGAGCTTGTACTGAATTTAGTAATTAAGCACCAAGACCGTGAGCGTATGATAAAGCTTAACAATGAATTTATTCCAATTGATCCGCGTGTGTGGAACAGTAATATGGATGTTACGGTAAACGTAGCTCTCGGACGGGGTTCTGATACTGAGCGCATGATAATGTTGCGCCAGATTGCAGAAATGCAAAAAGATGCGTTGCAGACAATGGGCCCAATAAACCCACTTACTGATATGCAGAAATTATCTAATACTCTTAAATCTATGACAGAAATAGCAGGATTTAAAGACACCTCACAGTTTTGGGGAGATCCATCTCAGTTTAGACCTCCGCCGCAGCCAAATAAACCAGATGTCAATGAGCAGCTTATTCAAGTTCAAATACAACAAATACAAGCGGATATTCAGAAGAAAGCTGCCGAGCTGCAAATGGAGCGTGAAAAGTTTCAACTTGAAGATGACCGTAAGCGTGACGAGCTAGAGGCGGAGCTGTTTGTAAAGGCAGAAGAGATGAAGGCAAAATATGGCACGCAGCTCAACGTAGAAAAAATACGATCTGATCTGGCGATAAATCGAGAAGTTATGAAGGCGCAGGCTGATGTAATAAAGGAGGCTGCGCGTGAAGACTAAGCAACAAATAATAGATGACGGTAGAGAGGCAGACCGTCTACTAAAAGATACAGATCTCAGAAGATTTTTAGACGAGATCGAGCAGAATTGTTGGCTTGAGTTCAGAGCAACTGAGACCAATGATAGTGATGGCCGTGAG